ATTACAAATGGTTGAATAAGTTTACAATCTGGTTCACCAAGTTCAGATGGCACTTCTTCAATTCTACTAATAAGAATAATATTAGTTTTCAATAATAAAACCTTAATCATGGTAAAGACAGCTTCTGTGTCTTCAATTCTACCACTGCCTTGCGTACCTTGTCAATGTACCCACTGTTACGTAATTCTTTAAATACAAGATTTTCAAATCCATATTCCCCATACTTATCAAGAGAAGAATTTCTTGCAGTATTCAATTTTTTTAAAACTGCACGAAGTCCAGTTTCATTATTACCTCGGATCAAAGTATCGATTTTATTTTTTATATTATTTGCTTTTTTCTCCAGTTCCATTTCATCAAGTTCACCCTCAAACTTTTGTGGTTTTTGAACCCATTTATTTTTTAAAATACTATAAACTCCCTGACTTTTTCTTCTAGTAACTCCTGGTTTTTCTAGATATGGTTCTACATCTGCACCGTAAACTTTTACGTCATGCGTTAATGACCACAAAGTTTTTTTGTCTTTAAAGTAATCGTCCAACAATTCAGGATCACATTGTGGAAGATACTTTGGATCAACAACCAAATGAACATCAATATCAGAATATGATGTATAGTTGTATCCAGCATTGCCACCAAGCATCAACACATCTTTGATTGCTTTGCTATCAAGTTCAACATACTCTGCAAAAGCATCAGCAAATCTAAGAAGGGCAGATCTGATATTTGCCTTCAGATCATACCCATCCCAGAATGTTGGATTTAGTTGATCTCTAAATTTCAGCGTCAGATTTTCATTTAATTTTCTTAAATCTGACGCCGAAATATGCCTCCTTATACGACTATACAAAACACTTCATTCGTTTTGAAGTATTTAGAGGTAATCTTTTCTCCTTTGTTCTTCAGGAATGACTTTATTAAAGTCAATGTAAATAACCCCATCAATGTGATTTACTCCAGTAATAACCAAATCAGTAGGCATTTGCCAAACACGATTAAATCGACGGAAAGCTAATCCGCGATGAATATATTCTGAAGTCTCAAAATCTTCTTTGTTACCCTCAATAAAAAGTTTACCTTGTTCAGTATAAACTTTTACTTCATTTCGTTTAAACCCCGCTACTGCCATCTCAAGACGATATCCTTCTTTAGTCTTGAGAATATTATGTGGGGGGTAATTTGTATTTGAAATTGATTCTAAATACGTCCTTGTTTCAGGCACGCTAAGTGTAATTGAATGTGAACCAAACATAGTGACCTCTTTGAGCGTCTAGTGTTGAATGTCCCTTGCGGCGACATTACTAATTATATAGGATCCAATAAAAAAGCGGGTCGTAAAAACCCGCTTATCCTATTCGGTCATCACTGTTCAGTTCGTTTTTTACCAATATTGTATTTGGTTTCCAACACCCATTCACCCTTTTCTTTATACGCAATCACTTTAATTTGATTAAGTGGTGCAATATCAGAAATAGTATCTGGTTTAATAACTTCAATCAATCCCCAATCAGCTAGGAGTTGAATAATTCTATTTCTCCTCTGAACATCATTGATGCTGAGATTTGCTCTCTTACCATCTAATGCAAAGAGTTCTTTGAAGTGAACAATATAATACTTACCCTGCTTATGCAAAATATGGCAAGATTGATATAACTTCTTTTCTTTCCTTGATGCAACACCGATCCTGGTTAATGTTTCATGAACCTTGAGGAAATCATCAGGTTCTGCAAGAACAACTTCAACCATCTTATCGGGAGACCAATGGTATTCGGGCTCGACGACAACACTCATTTTATTCCTCCAGTATCAAGTTTCTTTCTAATGAACGTTAGTTGATCTTCTGTTAGAAGAGAAAGAACTTGTCTAGCTTTTTCATTACTATAACCATAGTAAGATTTGACACATTCAAGGTTCTTCAATTCTTCCTTTTTGATCCACGGAGAAAATCTCCGTTTCGATCTCAAAGTATTTAGTAAAAAATCATACTGTAACTTCTTGTCTAGATGATGATTAATATTCATCTCATTAGAAAACATTACAGCATCAACATGCCCAGACAAACAACGATTAACAATATACGGCAGATATTTATTTTCAATCGTAGGATCTTCATCGATCAAATTGATCTTTGAAGTATTAATACTGTTTAACCAATCTTTAAGTTCAATCATCGATTTAAAATGCGATCTTTTAATTCTTCACTCCAGTTATCATAGTAACCAGTTTTTTTCAATTGTTTCCTTGCATCCTCAAGTTCTTTCCTATCTTGAACGATTAACATTGAAGTTCCTTGGTTAACAACCAAACAATCAAAAGTTTCTACAAGATCTGGATGCTCTTCTAGAAAAAGAAGATTTGGATATTTTTTATTATACTCTTTAGCGATATCCTCAAGATCTTCTGCGGCAATACTTCCAAAACGAAAGATCATTACCTCTTTTAAATTTTTAATATCTTCCTCTAATTGTTCAAAAGATACAAAATTTTTTACATCAACTTTATTTTCCACCCATGCTTTTTTTGCAAAGGGACATGGTGGTAAATTAGCAAACACTTTTTCAGGTTTGCTTAAAACATTTATTACCCAATCTTCAATATCATCATGCATTTTTTGCTGCTGCTTTTCTGAAGGATTGATTTTCAATAGGCATAACCCAACGAAGATTATCTACATTATTATTAGCAGGATTATCATCAATATGATCAACATATGCAGTTCTTCTAATCCATTCTTTTGCTGGTTCTGGAATTTCATGCCAACACTCTGCAACCATTTCTGGAGGATATTGATCAATAGGTCTCCAAGTTTCCATCACAGCACGATGAGCATCTACTGATATAGCTGGAGAATGGGATTTACCTCGTGCTCGATGATCATAATCTTCAAACAATCCTTTAGGAATTGAAAGAATATATGAATAGCACCTAAATCTATTTCCTTCTTCCTTAAGTCTTGCCGACCATTTTGGTTTAGGTGCTAAAAATTTATTAGTTTTAGTGCTAAAAATTTGTCCTAATATATTGCAATAATAATAAGGAATTTCTATTCCATAACGAATGACTGGTTTAAAGTCAGAATTCAAATGAATAATCATCTTTCAATGTAGGATAATGTATGTGATTGAGATTTAAGTTGATGAATAATTATATCACACCCTATTTTTGGTTGTGAATCACCACATGTATAAACATCACAAGCTGCTTTACCTTCTTCTGGCCAAGTATGAATACTAATATGACTTTCAGCAAGTAAAGAAACTATAGTGACACCTTGTGGTTCAAATTTTTTAGATATTGTTTGCAATATTGTTGCACCACTACTTTCTGCTGCAATTTCTATTAAGTCCAATAGAAATCGTTCATTGTCCAATAAATGGAATGGACAACCATACAGATTAAGTAGATAGTGCTTTCCCATCAGAGTAGTTTAAAAGAAGAAGTTCCTTTCGATCCTTTTGATTTTTAGTATATTCGCCAGTTGATCGCATAGTATATGTATGTTCATACTCAACTGCAGACCATTTGGAAAATCTATCTTTTACTAATTGTGATGAATTATAACTAACCATCATATCAAGTGAACTATTATCGCAATCAATAGCAAACTGATCGTGATCAAATCCTTTGTGCATTGATCCTTTGTTCCCGTAGAGATTATCCTTAATGTCATAAGGGGGATCAAGATATACAAAAGCACCTTCTCCACTCCAGAAATCAATCACTTCTTTATATGAATAGTTAGTAATAGTCCAATTTTTAATTAGAGTAGAATACTCTAACAACTTTTCGATACCCCGCATAGAAAAATTATTTTCTGATGCTTGTGGGGAGAATGATGAGCTTTCTGTAAGCCCAGAAAAAGAACACTTATTAACAATATAGAAACTAATTGCACGCTGGAGATCATCAGGTTTCTTGTGATTTGAACTAAGATACTCTTTGCTTTCCAAAAAGAGAACTTTGGCTCGATCTGGATCATTGTGCCTTTGTTTGAGATTTGTGAGATATTTCTTAATTTCATCACCGTTATCTCTTAACTGTTTCCAAAAATTGATAAGAGGTTCATAAAGATCATTAACCCAAATGTTGATGTTTGGATACTGTTGAGTTACATAAAGTGCGACAGATCCTCCACCAAGAAAAGGTTCACGATACTCTTGATATGTAGAAAGATCTGGAAAAAATTGACTAATTTTATTTGTCGCCCTCGATTTCCCGCCAGGATAACGAAGTGGTGTTTTCAAAGATTTCATCATAGTAACTAAAAAATTGAACTGTTTCAGATAAGTTTAACTTTACTGTTATTTTAGCATCATTTATTTTCATTTTTTTTTCAACATGCTCCCATTTATAAATTCCAATTGCCTTTCGTTCTGCATCAAATACAATTAAGTAGTCAAATGATTTTTTGGGAACACCTAAACAGTTTTTATAAAAATTTTTCGTAGTAATTTCTGGTGTTTCAATATATTTGAATGCGTTTTTAACTTGTTTAAATTCATAAAAGCAGTTTTCTATATCTTTAAAATCTCTTCCCTTTTCACCATGCAAATGTTTTAAACTTCCATTGCTATTTTTAGCAAAAGATCTTTCAATTCTCCAAGAACGCCATCCATAACACTCGGATGGCATTTGTTCTTGTTTAAATTCATCAAAGATTTCATCAACTTCTTTAAAAAAAGATTTGATATCAAATTTTTTCAAATTGATCATAATCAGGTTGATGATACTTTAAAAATTCACGAAAAGTCATTTTCATTTCTTTCTGCGTCATGCCACAATGAGCAGCAGCAGCAGGAAGGTTCATTGTAGCACGAAACAATGCTTCATTTGCTTCCGATACACTTTCAGGTGTTGTCTTTTTTTGGTCCATAATGTAAAAAGAAGTTTGTAGAAAAACTAATCCGTTCTACATCAGAAGTGAATGGATAAACATAATGAATTAACCATGCAGGAAACAAATAAATATCTCCTTCTTCTGGTGCAACAGGTCCAAAGGTATGTAAATTATGTGGTGCCCATTGTCCATATTGCCATTCAATTTTACCCCCCGTTGGATTTCTACCACGTTGAGTAGGATGTTTCCACTCATCTTTCAATTCTTCAGGCACTTGTGCATAGATTACACAAGAGAAATCACCAGCATGAATATGTGGTGGATTCCATTCTCCCTTACGTTGAACATTAACCCAAGGACGATCAAGTTCAATATTGTCTAATTCATGACCAACAGGTGGTTGATACAAACCAACTTTACTCATTTGAATAAGACAATCTCCAAGATGTTCTTGAAGTTCATTAACAGTATCAACTTCCATATTGAAAGCAACTTCTCGATCAATATTTCCTGCGAGAAGATGATTATTTTCTACATCAGAATTTTTTGCTGCATCAAGAATAGTTTGACGTAAATTTTCTGAAATTTTATTCTTATAGATTACTGGTCCAAAAGGACGAATAATGTATCCAGGTTCAATAGTCATTTGAATTCACAATTACACATAATTTCAGTTAGTGCTGCCAAAAGATTGATTTCCTGATCGGCAACAAATGCAGTTTGATATTGATACTTGGCAATAATCAAAACTGCTTCAGGAATAGAATTTGGTTTGAGTGTGTCGTAAATACAATCGTAAATGTTACGAAGAATAGTATTGGGATCATTGTCTAGATTTTGAACAATCCACTTACGAACATTAGGAAATTCTTTCTTAGAAAGATATCCAACAAGTTCTTTAGTATTAACATTAGATAGAAGACTTAAAATTCCACTATCAATTTCTCCACCAGCAGAGTATCGTTGACACTCGTTTAGAATACGACGCCAATCTGGAAAATGTTGA